AAATCATATGATCACATAACTCAGCAGTTATGTTCCAGCATAACAATATTCTCATACGCTAATCTTCACACTTTCTCATACACTCATATAGTTGTATGACCAAAGTGCTAAGTGACTAAGTGACTAAGTGACTAAGTGACTAAGTGACTAAGTGACTATATGACTGATCAGTTATATGATTGTTTGATTGTATGATTGTATGACCTGATGAGTGTGTGACTGAGTGACTGTGTAACTGTATGACCTGATGCTTGAATCACCGTATAACCGGCCGGTTATATGGGTCAAAGGTCCGAGATCTCAGCACCTTGCACATCGCACTGAGGCCCGGGCCCACCTTATGCAGAATTACGCCATACCTGACGCTATATCCATCCCGATAGCCGGAGCCCCGGGAGCCAAAAATCAATATTTATTTATACTATGTACTTTGTCCCACGTGTTATGTATATTGCTTCTGATTGAAAAATGCCAAGCCCTCAGACCCGCGCTCAGAGCTCTTTGTTGTACTAGAATGAGAGTTTTACTACGTAGAGCCATCACAACGCGTCTGGGATCAGCTCTGGTACATCCTTATTAACCTGAATGAGACGATAATGGCTAAAGGTAGGACTAGACCGCCACGGCTGCTTGATGCCACGGCCAAAAAGCTCCTCAACAAAGCGGAGTCCATTTCCAAGATCCACAAGGACGTGCTTCCCCATGAGTGGCTGCAGGCAGTGGTGAGCGGGTTTGGAATCGAGCAGGTTTACCGTGATGAACACGGAAACCACCATACTGACATCGTGTATCCTTCAATCGACGTGCGCATGGACGCAGCAAAAGCAGCTGCCCCATTCTTTGCTCCCCGTCTGTCTTCGCAGAAAGTGGACACGACCATCAGGAAGTACGAAGACCTGACTGACGAGGAACTTGAGGAAGCACTCAGGGCCGCGCAAGATGAGCAGGACTGACAAGATCCAGCAGCTCGAGCTGATTGAAGAGCGCAAGCGCCGCAAAAGCAGGCGGAAAATCTACGGGATGTACCCTGATAAAGGGCCACACCGCAGAGAGCTTTACCATAAGCACATGTCCTTCTTCAGGGCAGGTGCTGAGTACCGTGAACGCCTCATGCTCGCGGCCAACCGAGTCGGAAAAACCGAGGGCGTGGGGCTTTATGAGTTAGTCTGGCACGCCATGGGCGAATACCCGAGCTGGTGGGAAGGCAGGAGATTCAAGCGCCCCATCAGAGCATGGGTAGCTGGTGACACTGGTAAGACGGTCAGAGAAATTCTGCAGATGAAGTTGCTAGGACCTATTGACGCCATCGGAACTGGTGTGCTTCCTGGAGACGCGATCATGCGCACCACCAAGGCGGCGGGTGTTTCAGAAGGTATTGACAGTGTTTATGTCAAAAATAAGTACGGCGGAACGAGTATTATCACGTTCAAGAGCTACGAGCAGGGTCGTGTGTCGTTCCAGGGCACTGAAATGGACATCATCTTGCTTGATGAGGAACCGCCAGTCGACGTGTACCTCGAATGTCTCATGAGGACCATGACGAACAAGGGGATGATCATGCTTACCTTCACGCCGCTGAGCGGTATGAGTGAAGTGGTTCTAGCGTTCCTCCCCAATGGCGAGTTCAAGGAAGCAGATGGTACCAAATTCGTGGTAATGGCTACCTGGGACGATGCACCTCATCTTACAGCAGAATCGAAACAGCAGTTGTACGCTGCGCTCCCACCGTACCAGAGAGAAGCCAGGTCGAAAGGTGTTCCGCAGCTGGGGTCCGGTGCTATTTATGCCATCGCAGAGCAGGACGTTCAGTACGAGGACTTCGAGATCCCGGATCATTGGCCTCGGGTCTACGGCCTTGATGTAGGGTGGAACAAGACAGCGGCCATATGGGGAGCTTGGGACCGGGAGACTGACGTCGTGTACCTGTATGGTGAGTATTATAGAGGCCAGGCTGAACCTGAGGTCCACACGGCAGGGATCAAGGCCAAAGGGTCTTGGATACACGGTGTTATTGACCCTGCTTCTAGAGGACGCAGCCAGAAGGACGGGACGAAGCTGCTTGACGAGTATATGAACCAGGGGCTGCTGCTCCAGCCTGCCGACAACGCCGTAGAGGCTGGTATTTACACGGTCTTCACCCGCTTGACTACAGGCAAGTTGAAGATTTCGAAAACATTGGGTAATTTCTGGAGTGAGTACCGTCTCTACCGCCGTGACGAAAAGGGCAAGGTGGTCAAGTCGATGGATCACTTGATGGATGCCATGAGGTATCTGATTGCCTCAGGATTGTCGTACGCCACTTGTGAGCCAGTGCTTAAGGCGACTGGAACTAATGGACCTAAAATATACAGCCTTACCAACGAACAGACTTGGATGAGATGAAAGAAAAAGGAGCGGACATTGTCCAAAGGGCATTGCTCAACTGGACTAAAGCAGAGACAGCCACGCAGCGTAGCCGTATGGACTACGTTAACGACATGGAGTTCAAGCTAGGCAAGCAGTGGCCAGACAGCATAATGCGTGAACGCATGGCAGAGCAGAGGCCTTGTTTGACGATCAACAAGTTCCCTCAGTATGTCCATCAGATCACCAATGAAGCCAGGCAGAACAAACCTCGGCTTCGTGTGTTTCCGGTAGACGACCAGGGAGACGCTGAGACGGCCAAAATTCTTGAAGGTATGATTCGCCATACTGAAGAGAAGAGCGGAGCATCCGCGGCCTATGACACTGCGATCAACTGCGCGGTCTCAGGCGGGTTCGGATACTACAGGGTCATCACTCAGTTTGAAGATCCTATGAGCTTCAACCAGGAAATCAGGATCAAGAGGGTCATCGACCCACTGTCGGTGTATCTCGATCCAACCCACACAGAACCTGACTACAGCGATATCCAGTGGGGAATGGTTGTTGAGGACGTGAACCTAGACTTGTTCAAAGCAGAACATCCAGAGTCGATCGTCGCCACGAAGAACATGACTGCTCAGGAGATCACCAGTTTCAATCAGATCAGTCTCGGGTCCTATACTAATGTATGGGTGAACGCTAACAACATACGTGTCGCTGAGTACTTTGAGAAAACCTACGAGAAGGCAACCATCGTCATGATTGACAGTGGCGAAGTAATGCTTGAGAAGCAGGCACCTGAGGGCAGCGTGATTATTGGCAAGCGTAAGACATATCTGCCTACGATCAAATGGTACAAGATGAGCTCCGTAGAGGTTCTTGAAGAGACTGAGTGGCTCGGTATCTACATCCCTATCATACCTGTGCTTGGTGACGAGACGTTCTTCAACGGAGAATACATCACTGAGAGCCTCATACGGCACAGTAAGGACTCCCAGAGGATGTACAACTACTGGGCGTCAGCTGAGACTGAGACCATTGCGCTTTCGCCGAAATCGCCATTCGTCGCCGCTGAAGGTCAGATTGCAGGCCATGAGGCTGAGTGGCGTAATGCCAACACTGTATCATACGGCGTGCTTCAGTACACCCCGGTTTCTCTTGGAGGATCTCTCGTTCCACCGCCAGCCAAGAATAACTACGAGCCACCGGTAGCAGCAATCACCAATGCCCGTATGCAGGCGGCAGAGGACATCAAGTCGACCACTGGTATCTACGATGCAGCGCTTGGCGCAAGGAGCAACGAGCAGACTGGCGTGGCAATCAACGCGCGTAAGACTCAGATCCAGACGAGCAACTACCACTTCATTGATAACTTCGCCAGGTCGTTGAAGCTGCTTGGTCTCATACTGCTTGACCTCATGCCGAAGATCTACAATGCCAAGCAGGTTGCTAGGATCATCGGTGAGGACTCTAACGAGCAGAAAGTCGTCAAGATAAATGAGATGTTTTCTGTTAATGGGAAAAGTGTTACATATAACTTGACCCAGGGATTATACGATTGTATCGTGACCACTGGGCCTGGATATGCGTCACGCAGACAGGAGGCAGTACAGAATATGCTTGAACTGACACGGGCATGGCCAGACTTGCTGAGGATTGCCGGACATCTGTTCATAGGCAAGATGGATTGGGATGGAGCGCAAGAGGTTGCTGAGCAGCTGAAGAAAGCTCTCCCACCAGAGCTCGCAGAATCTGGTGAGTCACCAATACCGCCAGAGCTCAAGGCGCAGATGCAACAGATGCAGCAGTATGTTCAGCAGCTTCAGCAGGAACTTATGGCTACCATGCAGAAGCTTGATTCAAAGTCAGAGGAACTTGAGTCAAAGGAACGGATTGAATTTGCAAAGATATATGCTCAGCTCGCCATCGCTGACAATAACGCCGGAAGCAAAGAGACGATTGAGGCTCTCAAGGCGGGGATGATGATGGCAAACCAAAGATTGCAGATGCTTGATATGGATGAACCTGTTGGAGAGCCTGGAGAGACGGTACCACCGCCTCCTGCGGCCGGACCAGGGGCAGGATCTGGCGCTGCACAAAATGAACCTCAACCTGTTGGCGGGCAACCGCTGGCACAACCGACAGAGTAATGGCTATTACAATTGATGCACCGGACGCACCAAGAGAAGAATTGCTGGCAGCGTACAGCCACAAGCAGGAAACACCGACCACCGTTTTGCCTGGCGAAGAGCCTGCGGCAGAACCTGAGGTAAAGCCTGAAGTGGAAGTAGAGACGACTGGCGAGGTCGAAGCCGGAGATGTGAATGAGGGTGGTGAAGAAGATGGTGGTGACGAGGGAACTACGACCCGTAAGAAGAAGGGTGGTTTCCAACGCCGGATCGAATCACTGCAGAGGAAGAACGAAGAGCTGAATCAGAAGATTGCTGAATTGAGTCGTAGTCAGGCTCCTGAAAAACCTGCTGTCGCCACTGGCAGACCTGTGCAGGATGATTTCGAGGATCTTGATACTTACTTTGAAGCACTCTCTGACTGGAAGGTGCAGGACGCACTGAGGAAGAAGGACCAGGAAATGTTCGAGATGCAGGCCAAGCAGAAAGCTGACCAGCAGCAGAAGCTCCTGTCAAACAAGATTGAGATCTTTAGGTCCAAGACGCCTGACTTCGACGAGACGATTGCAGAGATGGGGGACGTAGTGGTTCCGCCTGTCATACAGTCACTGCTGTTTGAGTCAGACAAGAGTGCCGAGGTGATCTACCATCTTGCGAAGAATCCTGATGTCTTCGAAGACATGTGCTCCATGACCCCTTACCAGACTGCGAAGGCGTTCGGTGTCCTCGAGAAAACACTCTCAGAGCCGAAAGCAAAGGCGACACAGAAACCAAGTGCAGCAGGTATGCCAGCTCCTATCACGCCGGTTGCTGCTCGAGGAGAAGGAGTCGCAGAACCAGATAACATGACCTTGGCCGAATACAGACGGTACAGGTCGCAACAGTAGAATAAAATGTCTAATACCTTTCTTACTATCTCGATGATCACCAGGGAAGCTCTGATGGTCCTCGAAAACCAGCTTGGATTCACCAAAGGTGTGAATCGCAAGTACGATGACAAATTCGGAATCGAGGGTGCCAAGATCGGCAATACCGTCGATGTCCGTAAACCGCCTCGCTACATTGGTCGTACTGGAACAGATCTGGCGGTTGAAGATGTGACCGAAACCTCGGTTCCGGTGTCGCTTGACACTCAGTTTGGTGTCGACATCAACTTCACCACCGCAGATCTTCTGCTCGACATCAACGACTTCAGCCAGCGCTACATAGTGCCTGCCGTCGCTACCGTCGCCAACAAGATCGACCGTGACGGTCTCGCTCTTTACAAGAACATCGCGAACGCAGTCGGTACGCCTGGTTCCACGCCGTCGACCCTGAAAACCTACCTGCAGGCTGCAGCGCTGCTCTCTGATGAGGCTGCTCCGAACGACGGGTTCAGGTCTGCGATCATCAACCCTGATGCTGAGGTTGAATTGGTTGATGCACTCAAAGGTCTGTTCAACAGCCAGAGCGACATCGCCAAGCAGTACCAGACCGGCAAAATGGGTATGGCTGGTGGCATGAAGTTCACCATGGACCAGAACGTCGTGGCTCATACCGTAGGACCTCAGGGCGGAACCCCGCTTGTCGACGGTGCTTCTCAGACCGGTGCTACGCTGTCGACCAAAGGTTGGACCGCAGTCGAAGCCAACCGTCTGAAAGAAGGTGATACCTTCACCATCGCTGGCGTGTATGCCGTGAACCCACAGTCTCGTCAGTCCACTGGCAAGCTTCGTCGCTTTGTCGTAACTGAGGATGCTGACAGTACAGCTGGTGGCCTTAGCGACATCAGTATCTCGCCTGCCATCGTGGCTACTGGCGCGTTCCAGAACGTCTCTAATACCGCCGCAGATAGTGCTGTCATCACGGTGCTCGGATCTTCTGATATCGTCAGCCCTGCCAACATGGTTTACCACCGTGACGCATTCACGCTTGCCGTAGCTCCGCTGCCGGTTCCGCGTGGTGTTGACATGGCCGCGTCAGTAAGCGACAGCCAGCTTGGTGTCGGTATCAGGATGGTCCGTCAGTACGACATCAACACTGATAAGATGCCTTGCAGGCTTGACGTCCTGTACGGCTGGTCCACGATCTACCAGGAACTCGCCTGCCGAGTCCATGGCTGATCATTCACACGGGAGGATCTTTCGAGGTCCTCCTATGTTTTTTGAACTGAAAACTGGAAAACACTATGGGAAATTCGCAAGCCGTCGGTGTTGCATACTCTGACCCCGACATTACCGGTGGATCCATGACAGGTTCCACGATTTCTGGCTGTACCATCAACAACGACGTTACAGGTGACGTTACAGGTGATGTGACTGGTGATGTTACTGGTGATGTTACTGGCAACGTGACTGGATATGTTATTTTTCCGTCTGCTGACCCGTTCGTAGTTGGGGCGTGGTGGAATGATGGTGGTGTGCTGACGATCTCGGCAGCCGAGTAATTTCAATAGGGGCCTTCGGGCCCCAAACTTCGTACCGAAATGGAAAAACAAGAGTTCCCTAAATGGATGTATCACAAAGACCACGAAGCTAAGGTCATTGATGCTGACCAGTACAATGAATGCCTTGAAACTGGTTGGGTTGACAACCCTGAGAATGTGAACGTGGTTGTGCCTAAAGAGGTGGTTGAGGAAGTTGAAAAACAGAAATTGTACAAACCCAGAAAGAAATGAGCTTCACAGCACGAGATTTGGTAGAGGGTGCTCAGCGTCTGATCGGTGTATTAGCCGTTGGTGATACTATGACAGCTGAAGATGCTTTTACAGGTCTCCAGGTGCTTAGTGATGTTTTAGACGGCTGGAGCATTACCAACACGATGCTCTTTGACAGCAGTCAAATCACAGTCCCCACCGTGGTAGGCAAGGTTGATTACACCCTAGGACCTACGGGCGACGTGATATGCAGCAGACCGGCTAAGATCGATGCCATCACCTACATGTACGATGGTGAGAGGTATACGATTGAAATTGCTCCGGCACTTACCGAATGGCTGAAGTACGGACCTCCTGACTTCGAAAGCAATATTATCAGTATTGCAAAAATTAACTATACCTATCCTAATGCGACATTGTCAATATGGCCTGTACCTACTGACGTTGGTTCACTGACACTGTATGTCTGGTCAGCATTCACAGAGATGACACTTGACACTGTGATCGACCTTCCGCCTGGTTACAAGAAGGCTTTGAAGTATGCCACTGCTGTCGATCTCGTCAATGAGTATAATGGTCTTAATGTAAGCCCAGCTGTATATGCTACCGCGCTTGATTCTAAGATGACTGTTCAACGCCTGAACCTTGCAACGCCTGTTCTCACCGTTGACCCAGCCGTAACTGCTGGAGCGATGAAAGGTGCAAACTTTGACATAAGAGTAGGATGAGATTCAAAGGTTTCATAGGTCCTGAGTATTACCTCGAGCAGATTGATTCAAGGCGCTTGGTCAATATGTATCTCGAGAAGAACGAGATGGGTGATGCCAAAGAAGGTGAGTACGGCATTCTGCGCAGCACACCAGGCCTGCGTGAACTGATGTCACTCGATTCGCCAGTAAGGGGATTCTATATGACGTCAAGGAACTACCCTGTCATGGTTGCTGGAAGCAAACTGTACAGTATTGAATCTGATTTTACGACAACAGAGCTTGGTACTTTATCAACCAGCTCTGGCGCAGTCGACTTCTCTGACAACGGCTCACAGCTGATCATTGTAGATGGTCCTAACGGATATATCTATGATGCGAATACAGGAGTGTTTACTAAGATCACTTCTGACGGTTGGCTTGGATCTGACTTCGTGGATTTCCTTGACGGTTACTTCGTGCTAGCCAAGCCGGACACTGGTATCTTCTACATCAGTGGACTATATAACGGCTTGACGTATGACGCTTTAGAGTACGCTCTGACTGAGGCAAATCCTGACTATATCCAAGCTTTCAGAGTGTTATCACAGAAGGTATACTTCTTCGGCACAAAGACCATACAGATTTACTATGACAGCGGTGCAGTGGATTTCCCGATCGCCCCTATGCAGGGTAACGTCCTCAATGTAGGTATCGTGGCCAAGCGCAGTCTGCAGATGGTAAACGGTCAGTTCATATGGCTTGGAAGCACTAAGGACGGATCTGGTGTGGTTTATTCAATGAGCGGGTTTGACGTGCAGAGAATTTCTACGCACCCACTAGAGATTGCCATCAAGTCATACGGTGACGTTGAGGATGCTACGTCCTACGCTTACCAGGAAAATGGCCACTACTTCTACGTGCTCAATTTTCCAAATGCTGACACGACCTGGGTACTCGATACTGCCACCAATCTGTGGGCAGAGCGCCAGTACCTGAGAAACGGCATACCTGAACGGCACAGAGCTCAGTACCACATTCACGCTTACGGTGTTCACATCGTGAGTGACTACGCCACAGGAAAGGTGTATGCCATGGAGGACTCAACGTATACAGATGACGGTGAGCAAATCCAGAGAATCCGAGTAGCTCCGCACCTCGAATCTGGTCTTGCGCTTATTAGGCACAACTCATTTGAGCTTGACGTCGTCGTCGGAGTAGGACTTAATGACGGCACCACCACGCAGACAGATCCTTCTGTTGAGCTATACTACAGTGATGATAAAGGTAAAACATGGAAGTACGCTGGCGTCAGAGCACTAGGCAAGATAGGCGAGTACAAGAAACGTCTCATATGGCGTAGACTAGGTGTTGCTAGAGACCGCGTGTACAAGGTTGTAATGACTGACCCAGTTGCTTACACACTTCTAGGAGCTGAGATAACATGAGCAGTTACGCTGGATTTACTCAACCACCACCGTACCAGGACCGTCTTCTCACAGAGTCCGGAAGGCTTAGTCCAACGTGGGTGAACTGGTTCCAAAACTTCTATGATACCGTCAAAAGTCTGGATACACAGTCATACGACTTTTCAGGTCTCGAGGTTGCTCCTACCAGTGGTGCCACAGTCACAATAGAACAACTACATGACGTTGGCGCCTTCGATCCAAGTGACGGTGATAAGTTGATCTTCAACGGTGATACGAACAAGTGGGAGAAAGATTCCAGAAGCTACTTAATCCTTGATGAATAATTATGAGTGTCAGTGTAAAAAATATCATCCCGTCTAAGACCGCTGAAGCAGCGCAGACGACTCAGTACACAGCTGACAACGTTTCCACGATCATTGACAAGTTCACAGCAGTCAACTACAGCGCTTCAGCTGCTGACATCAGCGTGAACTTGGTCATAAGTTCTGGATCTGCGGCTGACAGCAATCTCGTTACGAAGTCCAAGACACTTCAGCCAAACGAGAGCTACACGTTCCCTGAAATCACAGGGCATGTTCTAGCTCCTAGTTCCTTCATATCAACACTTGCTGGTACAGCTGACTCCATCAGTATCAGAGCTTCAGGCAGAGAGGTGACCCAGTGATCCAGGTAGGTGAAGACACCCCGTACCGCGACATCGTGGAAATAGCTGACATGCTCATGGAGTTCAGGCTTGAGTATGATGATCCAGATGTACTTGTGTATGACAAGGAGAAGTATCTTGACTGGGTTATATCTGCAGTTGATCGAGGTATTGAGATATACTATATCAAGAACAAAGGGTTCTTGGTAGTAGAGCCGTTCTACGATACCCTTAAGAAACCTGAGTTTGCCAGGTCTTACGTGCTGTCCAGCATATATGTCAGGCCACAGTTTCGAAATACAAGAATATATGGTATATTAGCCCAAGGAATACTGGACAAGTATCAGCACAACATGGTCGGATCTGCAATGCTTGGAACTGTGCATGATAAGGTTCTTAGTAAGCGCTTCAAGAAGATCGCCAATGTTTACAACGTTAACATAATGAAGGAGAACTTATGCCTCCAGCAGTAGTTGCAGGGGTTACCGTAGCTGGCTCCATAGGCGGAGCTCTCATCAGCTCTAACGCTTCAAAAAGTGCCGCCTCTACACAAGCCGCCGCAGCCGACGCCGCTAGTGCCACCGAGCTTGCTATGTACAATCAGACCAGAGATGATCTGATGCCGTACCAAGAGCTTGGTAACGCGGCCATAGCTGACATGGCCGCAAACAGAGATTACTTCAATGACGACTTCACATTCGGTGATTTCTTGAAGAGCGAGGATTATCAGGGTATGTTCGGCTTCGGTATGCAGGAAGGTACTAAAGCACTTGACAGAACAGCTGCTGCCACTGGAGGAGCGTTAGGTGGAGCTGCTTCAAAAGCACTTACCAGGTACGGAACTGACTACACCAATGCAGCATTCGGTGACGTGTGGAATAGGTATAACACTGACAGGGCAAATAGGTACAACCGTCTGTACAACCTTATTGGTGTTGGTGAGAATGCTGCGGCGCAGACAGGAAACGCTGGATCACTAGCCGCGCAAGGTGTAGCGTCTAACACGATAGGCGCTGGAAATGCAATCGCTGCAGGCACGGTCGGTTCAGCGAATGCTATATCTGGTGCTATTGGAACGGCTACTAATACGTGGATGGATTACGCGAACCAGCAAAATAATATCAACACGGCGATCAATAACTCGTACGCCTCTGGTGCCGGCACTATTTTCTAACTTTAATTCCATGCTAGTATGCCTGTTGATGCTTCAATACCTCTAATGACCCGAATGCCTCAGATCGACCTGCCTTCTGTGTCGAGGGGTAGAGTGCTTGATCTTGCTGCTAAAGAGCGCGCTAATAGGCAAGGCGCCATAGAAGAGAGGGATAATAGTGACTTAAGAGAAGCACTGTTCGATCCGTCTAGTTTCCAGACTGCTGAAGACGGTTCTATCTCCGTCAATAAACCTGCCCTGCTCAGCACACTGACTAGGACGAATCCTTACATGGCGTATGCCACCGGGCAGAAGCTTGACCAGCAGGAACTTTCTTTACAGGAGTCAAAGGAGAAGGTTTCAAAAGAACGGCTTGAGACAGCCATGAAGACGAATGAGATAATCGGTACTCTTGCTCAGTCTGTGACAGACCAGACCTCGTACGACATCGCCCTTGCAAGAGCTGGCTCGTTAGGTCTACCTGGCATTGAGCAGATGCCAAAAGAGTACAACCCTGATTTCGTTAAGTCACTTAAGACTGGGTATCTTAGTACCAAAGACCAACTTGCCCAAGCTTGGAAGGTTGCTGACTTCAACCTCCGAGTGCAAGAGATGAACTCACGGCTTGCTGATAGAGAGTCTGCGGCTGCTGACAGAGCCACAGCGCGTGACGACAGAAGGTTCAACGCAGTTCGTGAGGCTGAGAACAGGCTTAGGAATTCGTTCCAGAAAGATGCTGACGGTTTCAAAAAGACTAAGGACATGTACACTAGGCTGATGTCAGCAGCCACGCCAGGGACAAAGGGTCAGGCGCAGGGACCTAAGGACATTTCACTTCTGTACGCATATATGAAGCTCCTTGATCCGGAATCTGTCGTACGTGAAGGTGAATTTGCTACGGCCAAGAATGCCGGAAGCGTACCTGACCGTGTGAAGATCGCGTACAACAACGCTCTCAATGGTTCGCTGCTTACACCAGCCCTCAGGCAGAGCTTTGTCCAGGAAGGACAGAGGCTGTATGAAAGATCGGTTGGCGATTTTACGAAACTATCTCAGATCTACACTGACATCGCGGTGCGGAATGGCGTTAATCCTTCTAATATCGTGATTGACTACACGACAACTGCTCCAGCAGCAGTTCCTACTGGTGAGAAGACTATGTCAAGAGCTGACGTGCTAGAAACTATGCGTAGCTCTGGACGGACTGAGGCTCAGGTACGAGCTGCGGCAGAAAAATTAGGCTTCAAGATTGTAGAATGAGTACACTAGCAGAACAGGCAAGAGCCAGGTATGAGCAGCTAGCTGGTAAGCACGGTGATACCGTCGCCACTAAGCTTCAAGGATCTTCACCCAAAGCTGGGAGAGATTTCTCTGCAGAACTGTTTGGCCCCACTGAGCAGGTGCCAGCTGCTTCAACAGGGCGTGACTTTTCAGCTGAGCTATTCGGCGGTGAAACGAAACCATCAGCAAGACCTCAATTCAAAAATGAGGACGACCTCATTCGCCACCTAGGTGGTGATCCTGCGCTGATCAAGAAGAGCCGTGATTACAGACCTGGCATGTTCATGGACGCGCTTATCTACAACCCCAACGCTAAACAGTTTCCTGGCAGCCAGGCCGTTCTCAGCACTGCAGCAGGACTTGCTAAAGGCCTCATGACTCCTATCAGAGGTGCCTCGAACATCGTTACAGACGTACGTAAACGTACAGGTACCATCTCACCAGAAGATGCGGCAGTCAATGAGATGCGCAATAAGGTGGCCGAGTATGACTACCAGAACATCACAGGTGGTGAACCATCAGGAGTTGCTGAGTTTGCTGGTGAGGTCTTAGCACCACTGCCAGGGACCAGAGGTATCGGTAAAGCAACCACTACTGCTGCCAGGCTTGGTAGATCTGCACTGGTAGGCGGTGAGGCTGGTGCGTTGTTTACAGCAGCGAAAGAAGAACTCAATGAAGATTTCATGTCCAATGTCGGTCTAAACGCTCTCATTGGAACTGCCTTAGGACCTGCCGCTGAGGAAGCAATGGGCAAAGTGCTTATACCTGGGATCGTGAAAGCTGTGAACGCCTCCAAGGGCAACATCGATGTCATGGCTAAGAACATCATAACACTGGCTAAGCAGCACGGTATAGATCTGACGTACGGTGATATCAAGAAAGGTTCATTGGCAGCACGCCTTGAAGCTGTGATGGAAGGTGTACCGATTGTTGGTCTGTCGAAGTACAGGAACAAACAGCAGGCTCAGGTAAATGACGCAGCCCACCGTGTGGCCGAGACTCTGAATGACGCGATGATCTCGACTCCATATAAAGGTCTTCCTGAGGTCCAGAAGGCTGCGGATGCAGGAGACAAAGTTGCGCAGGATCTTCTCGAAGCAATACAGAATGCAGGTGAAGACTGGGGCCAGGTTGTTCAGACGTCGGGCGGACTTAAAGCATTCAGAGCCCAGATGATTGCTGACAAGCTGTACGACAGGGTCAACCAAGAAGCTGTAAACGCAGGGCACGTAAACGTTCCATTAAAGGAAACTCTCCGTGCGCTCGATGAAGCTATTTCAGACCTGTCTGGTTCTAAAATGCCATTCAACCGTGAGCTTGCGTTCCTCAAAGACATACGTGAAAGGCTTGAGCCTCCGGTTCCTGGATCTATATCGAAGGCAGTTGGAGCTGTGTCTGAGAAAGCTGCGATGACCAAAGAACTCCAGTCACTCACTGCTAGGAAGCCAGGTAATATCATCAGTGATATTATGGACGAAGCGGTAGGTGGCAAGCCGATGGTAGACGTGCCTGCTACAGGTACTCCACCAGTAGTTGAGCAGATACCTGGCTCCATACCGTCTGAAACTGGATTGTTTGCTGCCGGCCATCCGACGACCGTACCAGTCCAGCAGACTCCGGCTAATGTGCCTGGAACAATGGCTGGTATGACTGGCAAGCCAGCGGAACTGAATCAGCTTGCCGCTCAACTGTCTAGGCAGGAACTTGCTGCTGTTGAGCCATACCTGGTAGAACTTGTTGATGGCAATCCTGAAGGTGTTGCACGCCAGTTGCGCAGGTTCTTGTCAGACAACTGGAAAAATCTTGGTGAGGATAATTCTTTGATCCAAGCAGTGGCCAAGGTGGCAGACCGTGAACAGGCTAAGGCTGAGCAGCTGAAAAGTGTGATGGTTACTAGCCCAGTCAAAACGCTGTATCGTAAGCTCAACCCAGATGGTGAGATCACTAACACGTTCGGAAACCTTAGAGCTTTGGACTCAGATCTTGGAAGCACTATCGCAGACGCATACAGAGCCGGAGACGAGCTCACTGGCAACAAGCTGGCACGAGTGCTCAGTAAGGTCCAATCTGCGCTGAACGATGACATGGGCAGGTTCGCAGAGTCACCTCCTAGTGCTAAGATCAAAGCTGCTTGGAAGAAGGCTGATAAGTTCTATGAGACCGCGGTGGTCCCATTCAAGGACAGGGCTTTGTCTGCAGCATACGGAGGAAAGGTTGACTCTGATAAGATCTACACCAAGTTCATCCAGAAGGGTGCTGGTGTAAAGGCTGAGAAGTTCTACCAGTCGCTAGACCAGAAGGGCCAGGCTGCTGTGCGGTATGGCATGGTGCAGGATGCTTTGGACAAGTCATTCGATGAGACCATCGGAGTGTTCTCGCCTAGAAAGTTTGCCTCAGAACTTGAGAAGCTGAAGACGCCTAAACAGGTATTTTTCAAAGGCCAGTCATTGTGGGAGCTCAGAGGTTTCTTAAAGCTTATGCGTCACGTAGAGAGCGCTGAAACTATTGGAGGTAAAACTAACGTGAGTCAGAAGTTCACACCGTACTGGCTTGTAGGTGGCGTAGTAAGCCCGAAGTACGCTGGAGCCATGCTCATGGCCTCTGCATTGGCTAAGATGCTGTTCACCACCAATACTGGTAAGTCGTATTTGCTCGCCGCTTCACGGATGAAGACAGGATCACCAGCCATGCAGAAGCTGCTCATGACCGTCGTATCCAAGGTTCCACAGGCTGCTGGTGCTGCTACAAGCAACGCTGGTGCTACAAATTATGTTCCACAGTAACAGAATTTTTGGTATATTAAAATAAATTACTTTGCTATGGCAATCGAGTCACCAGTTGCAAAACAGCAGTTTTTCGATGCAAACGGTAATCCGCTTGTAGGCGGAAAGCTGTATATCTACGAAGCTGGTACAACTACACCCGCTACGACCTGGACGGATAAACTTCAGACTGCGGCCAACGCGAACCCTATTATTCTTGACAGCCGGGGGGAATGCGTAATTTGGCTTGACACGGAAAGTGCGTACAAGTACGTGCTCAAAACAGCACTTGATGTTGAAGTGTACTCGGTTGACAATGTCAATGGCGCATTGGCGATTGACAATCTACGTACTGATCTTGCCGCAGACGACGGCTCATCTCTCATAGGCTACATAGCAGAGGGCACTGGCGCAGTTGCTACGACTGTGCAGGATAAACTTCGTGAGAGCGTCAGCGTTAAAGACTTTGGTGCTGTTGGTGATGGTGAGACGGATGACACGGCGGCGATTCAAGCGGCTATTGACGCAGTGTATGCGCAGGGTGGCGGCATAGTCAAACTTCCACCCGGTCAGTTTCTTGTTTCTGAACTTGTTATGCACGGCGGTTTTGTTACGCTTGAAGGCAGCGTTGACGCTTACTCGTATCATGGTGCGCCACACGCTTCAACTCTTGTTTGTTATACCGGTGTTTGGGCCGTGCGAATGACCGTATTAAGCGTACCCCAAGCTCAATATTACAGAGCTGGTTTACGTAATCTTGGGGTGAGGAGCAATGGCATAACGTCAACAATTGAACCATTTATTCCAAGCCAACTTGGTGTTGAATACGGGGTGTTGATTGAATTTGGTATGACTACATTGGAGAACGTAACTGTTTCGGGCTTCCAATACGGATGCACACTGACAGCCGGTAATTCAAACGTGTTCACCAACTGTGGGTTCTCATGGAACACCAAAGTTGGTTTCGCAGTACTGGACGGGTGTTCAGAATCATACGCGGCGTACCACCCAAATTTGACGCCGCCGGTCGTTATGGGTCGTTCAACCGTATACACCATGCGGAATTGCATATTGCGTCGAAACGCTTGGGGGATGGTTTTGCGTGCCGGGCAACCCACTGAATACAACGTCTTATGTGAATCAAACGTGTTCGGTGGCCGCTTGTATTGGCTCGGCAGTCTTGATACTATAGTCAGTGGGTCCTGCTATGAGACATACCTCGAAAACAACTGGCTCAATTTTAGCCCTACTTTAATTAACTGGCACAACAGCGCGGTTGTCGGGAATAATTATCTCAAAGATACCTCTGGAACGTACATCCCATTGGCTGATAACGCAGACAATGCGCTAAGTGATTTTGGTTATCAGATTACGATAGGCCAGACTACGCCTGGGATATGTGCTGGGCCAGGTAATCTTTATTTTCGTAAGATTTTAAGTGTAGCGCAGCATCTCCAAAAATTCATTTTTGTGAAACAAGGGTGCCTGTGCCAGTTTGACGAGGCGAATTTTTCAAATGGCGATCAGGTGAACAGCACTAGGCTTGGCGCACCTGGTGGGTTTCTTGCAACCGGAATAAGTTTTAGGAATCCGGACGGCGTAGGGGTTTCTAATTCGTTTAGCAACAGGTGTTTTAGCTATAAAAATGACAGATCGTCAGCTTCTGGTGGTCTTACTATGACCGGGGGAGGATTTTTCCGCGGTCTTGCGGGTAATGTCGCGGCTTTTGCTACGCCAACACCCGTAACGATAACTACTAGTTCGGTATCAGTGGGCATTGGGTATGACACATCATATATTGTAAATTATGCGGGTACAGCGACACTTCACCTACGGGATCCAAGCGATACTTATTTTACAGGCTCAGACGTAAATACTGGCGCGTTAACACCCAACACAGGACGGTGGTTTTACATTAAAACCGTCACTGCAAATGCTGTTGTAAGCCACTACGCAACCGTTGTCCCGATTGATGGAACTGCACCGGGGCATGCAATACTTCCAGCTGTTGCTGGCGCATGGGCCGCACTACAATCAGATGGGACTAATTGGATCGTGATGGCAAGGGGTACGTAAATAAAAATATTAAGGATTGGACAAATGAAATTTAAATGGGAAATTGAAAAACTCAATCGTCGTAAGTCTAGTGGATATGTGTATTCTGCCGATGTGAGAGTTTCCGTGGACGACGGTATTGGAAACAATTTCACCACTCTAACCTGTTCATGGCCGAATGGTGAACTTGAAATACCATATGACCAGCTTACACAAGATGAAGTTTTGGAGTGGGTTTATCAGTCAGTAAACAAAGAAGCTATTGAAGAAGGTTTGACCTTGCAACTAACAGAGACCGAAGTACATATCTCTGGTTTACCTTGGTGATTTTTTAATTTTTGATTGGAGCGGCGGATATGCCAGACAAAAAGATTTCCCAACTCACTGCGGTATCCACTCCGCTTGCAGGTACTGAAGTTCTGCCTATCGTGCAGAGCGGTTCTACCAAGAAGGTAACTGCGCTTGAACTCACAGGAGTTAACGTTACTGCTGACGGCCGTGTCGGCGTTGGCGGCGCGCCAGATACCACAGTAAACGGCTCACCCATCACTGCCAAGTTTGGTGTGCATCAGGACGGTGGTTCGACAAACTACCCTGTTGTCGGGGCTGTCAAGTATAGCGATACGACAGCAACTGCTGGCGTTACAATCTGCGCGGCAAGAGGACGGGGGAGCATAGCCACACCAACAGTGGTATCAGATGGCGACCTGCTCTCATCGCATATCGCAGCAGGGCATGACGGAACTGACTTTGCAAACTCGTCCCGTGTCAACTTCGAGGTTGATGGCACTCCCGGTAACGATGATATGCCTGGACGCATTGTGTTCCTCACCGCAGCTGACGGGTCACAGACTCCTGCTGAAGCGATGAGAATATCGGCTACAAAGGACGTTTCATGCGCAGGCACTGGCGCGTTTAAGGTTCATGCCGGCACTTCAGCGCAGCGTCCAGCAGCTCCTGTTACAGGAATGATCCGACACAACACTCAGTACGGATGCCCTGAGTATTACAATGGAACCTTTTGGGTGCAGATGAATATGGGCGAACCCAACATCGGCGATCCGTTCGGAGGCGGTTTCTTCGCAGG